TCTTAACATGTTCAGAATAATAAACAAAATGAAGGTAGAAAAAGTTATAATTTCATACCTTCATTTTATTTATTATGTATCAATTTGTCGTTTTCTTATTTCAAATTCTTAAAATATTCTTCGAGTTCACTTAATTTATCTTCATCCACTTCGTCGTCTTACCATGTAACGCTGACATTAAACTTGAAATTGAATTTTTATGTATGTTCTTCAAAAATTCCTTTGTTTCAAACCTTAGATATTTTTTCTCCTTTACTAGTATATTATAATGTGTAAGTTTACCTATTTTCTCTGTACTTAAAAACTCCCTTCGCTCTAACCTTTTCAAAACTGTAAATGTAGTTGATTCATTCCACTCATATTTTTCTTCCATTGCAGCAACTAATTCCCTAGAAGTTAATACCTTGTTAGCTTCACAAATATATCTCATAACTTTTAATTCCACTTCTGGTAATTTACTAATTTTCATAATTCGCGCCCCTTTGCCGATTTATGTATATGTTAAATTCTATATCAATAAAGTTTTACAAACAAGAGAATTAAGGTAAATAATTCCATCCAATTTTTACCATATTATTCTTTTAGGTTTTATAATACTTATCTAATGAGATTGACATTTTACTCATTTTAGGATACTATGAAGTTAACTTCACATGAAGTTAGCTTCATATAGAAAGAGGTTATGGAATGAAAACAAAAGTACGAGAATTTCGAACAAATATGGGTCTAACACAGCAACAACTCGCTGATTTAGTCCATGTATCAAACAGAACAATTATTTCTATTGAAAAAGAGCAATATAGCCCTTCTCTTATGCTTGCCTATCGTATGGCACAAGTGTTTGGTACAACGATTGAAGAACTATGTTGTTTAAAAGAAAATAAAGAAATGGAGGATAAAAAACATGAAAGTAAAGAGTAAACGAAGTTTTATAGTGGGTATTATAGTTTGTATGTTATGTTGTGCTAGTTTAGTTATTTATTGCATTTTAAAAGATAAAAGATTCCTAATTTCATCATTTCTTTTAATTGTAATAGCAATCTTTAATTTTTGTAATGCTTTTTCAAGAAAAAGCATTGTTGAAGAATTACACGATAGTACAGATGAAAGAGACTTGTACTTAACAATGAAAACAAGTCATATCTTAGTTAAAATTATGAATTATACATTATTTACTTTTACATTTCTTTTCATCATAGCTTATAGTGCATGTAAAAATCAATCACTTCTAGTTATAGCTATAACACTATGTGTCATTGAAATTTTTTTATTTGTTGCATATTTACTTATCAATATATTTTTAGAGAAAAAAGAGTAAATACAAGGGGTGATATAAATGTATTTTAAAACTTATATACTAAAAAGAGAAGTAAATAACAAACAACTAGAGATAACTCGAAGTTTTGACTTAGATAATCTAATTTGTACTGCAACAGAAATTTTAGAAGATATTGAAATTGATTTGATAATTATTGATGAAAAAAATAATGTTGTTTGGAGAAATGAAAAAAGCACTCCCGCTCATGAGAATGCTTAGTTATAACTATAGAAGTGTACTGCGAATACACTTCTATTTTTTTATTATATCATATAAATTATGCTATCAAAAAGAACTATTTAAATCGATTTTAAGGTGTGTTGAATAAGGTTCTTGATAGTTTATATATTGATGAATTTCAAAAAAATAAGCACTCTTTATTATAAGGAGTGCTTTGGTGTATGTTAATCTTCTATCTAATACAATTATAACATGTCTTATGTTTTAGTATGATAATTTTCGTTCGCTTTATTATTACAATTTTTACTATAGTTTTATCTATCCTGTTAATATTTGTAATATTTTAGATACTCTTTGTACTTGTGTTACTGATATACTTTGATTAAGAAAAGCAAATTTAATAGGAGGTATCTGCTATGGATTTTGGAAATATCAATCTTATACTTATTGGAATAATAGTTATAATAGGAACTACAATAATATATTTAATTAAACCTAAAACTGCTTTTTGTAGTAAAAAATATTTTAATAAATTAGAATCAATATATGGAAATATAGATAAGAAAAAAACTGTTAAACTAGAAGTACTTTATCGCTATGTAACAGGTCTTGAGTATATAGCAATAGGCTTATTTACAAGAAGATTAGATATTACAATATTAGCAATAATATTAGTAGCCATTATAACAACAGCATTATATTATCTAATTAGAAAGAAATATATAACTATATAAAAAATAATATCTTATAAATAATAAGCCTATCATTATACTCTATTTTTAGCTAAAATTGTTCGACAAATTGCTGATATAAGTTCTTAAATATGCTATAAATTAAAGTATATTATATAACATTGTAGGAGGGATTTTATAGATTTTGGGGAAGTTAAATCAGAGTTAAGTGACAAAGACCTTAAAGATAATGAAGAAGCTTTAAACAAGTATAAAAAATATTATTTAAAAGTTTATAAGTATTATAGTGAAATGGATTCCATAAAAAGTATTCAAGATATAGAAATAGAGCAATCTAGGCTTAAAGGACAGTTACAAAAAAATAGTAACCCCATTTTTGCTTTGTATATATCTATTATGGCTGTTGTATTTTCTACAACAATTAACTTAACATTTGATTTATCAGATATCACTAATTATTTTATTAGAATGATTATGACACTTTTATTTATTGTACTTCTTATTTTTTTAGTTAACAAGGGCATTCTTCCAATAGCTATACCTTATAAAAATAATATACAATTTTATACTACTGCATTAGATGTATTAGAAGATATGAAAAAGAAAATACTTAGAGAGAGAAAGTATAAAAAAAGAAGGTAACAACTAACTCTAGTTGCTACCTTCTAATCTATTTAACTAAGTTTTCTACTTCACTAAATGCTTTCTCATTTCCATTTCCACCAATTTGAGTTATATTTCTAAATTCTCTTTTATTTATTAAACTTTTTTGAGTATCACTTATTCCATCTCCAACTAATCGTACTAGAGATTCTGTCTTACCTGCAAGTACTCCTACTGATAAAGCGTCAACTAAATCATCTTCTCTATTTTCTCCATTTTTGGGTTAATATAATTCTCTATCTCCATTATACCATTTTATACCAAACAAAGCACTTGAAACAGTAGAATATCCAAGTGCTTTATATGTCTATTTATTATTTTTCTCTAATTTTTTCTCAGAAAGTTTATATACTATACTTTCTAACTTATTATATATATCTATATCTGTTTCTCTTATTTTCAAAAGTTTAATTCTATATTCTTCTTTTCTCTTTTCAATATACATATTATCAAGTAAATTCTCACACATTGTATTAATCCCCACAAAACTAAACTAAATTATTTAATACAACTGATAAATTTACTCAATTTTGTAAAATACATGATAATTCTTCTTCTCACCTGCAATCTTGGTAGGTCTATTATTTTCCTCTATCCAAGTTCTCACCTTATCTATTACACTCTTTGTATATTTATTTACAGTACCAGTCCAAGAACCATTAGTTTCCCAAACACCTTTAACTTCACCATCTTCTAAATCAATCTTTTTAATAATCTCACAAACAGCCATCTGAGCTGGTTTATTACTCTTAGAATATATTTTCAGTTTAGATGCTATTTGTTTTGTATCAAAATAATGTTCTTCTTCGTTTATCTCTATTGGTAAATCAATTTCTGCTTTCTTATATAATGTTTTAGCTGTTAATAGTTTTGATTTATTGTCAAAGCCTGCATCATCTAGCAATTCTTTTAACATAGATGTACTGTTATAAACTAACTGTAATTTTTCAATCTCACTTGCTTTTTCTCTCAACTTTTCGGTATTGCATTATTATTTATGTATGCACCAGTTTGTCTTATGCTTGGTAAAACTTCATCACTTATCCAGCCTTGGAATCTCTCAGCTTCTTCTTTTCTTGATTTAAAGATTAATTTATACACTCCACTTTCAGTAAGAAAATTTTCTCCAGCATTATTAAGTTTTCGGATGTCAGTATTACTGATATCCGAATTTCTTAACTTTACAACTTGCTTTTCATTCATAAGTCTTATATTCTCATTAACATTTTTTATGTCTAAACAGTTTGCTACATCTTTTGAGTTGAATAAAATTCTTCCTTCAAATTCAAATACTTCAATCTCTTTTCCTTCAAACATCATTAATTCATTTTTCATAATATTACACTCCTTAATAATTGATTTTTTTTAAGGAATGACATATATTATAATTGATATACGATAGTATACGTCATAGGGGTTACTCAAACTTTGGTCGGTGGGAGTGACCCTTATTTTTTATTCCTTTTGTTCCAGTTCCTCGTCGATTTTTTCTTCTAGCCATTCTTTCTTGGTTAGATTCTTTTCCTCTAATACTTCATCAAATTTATCTAACTTTTCTTTGTCTAAAAGTACACTAAAACCTCTTTTATCTTTTCGACGATTTTTCATATACTCTGCCCTACTTTTAGTTGCTATTTTATTCACCTCTTTTCTGTAACTCGTTACATTAATAACAATATTGTAACGAGTTACAGTCAATAGGTTTTTACTAACTTTTTCTAATTATTTTACCCAACCAACCAATTTTGAGCAGAATAAAAGCACCTACATATTTGTAAGTGCTTTCTTTGTTTATTTAATTTTGAATCCACATAGTTAATCTAAAACACAATTATTAATTGTTTTATTAGTGAAATCAAGCAATTTACATTCCATATAGTTAATCTAAAACACGATAAAAGATGATTGATTACAAGCTTTGTTCAGAATTTACATTCCATATAGTTAATCTAAAACATTATTCAAAATAGGTAATTCCCATCTGGGAGCAACATTTACATTCCATATAGTTAATCTAAAACTCGCAAATCAGAAAATTCTTCAGACATTCGATAATAAAAATTTACATTCCATATAGTTAATCTAAAACCCCAAAATAAACTTAGCATTTCCAATACCTACATATATACAATACTCTTAAAATTGCAGTGAGCGGGCAATAGTGCAATTGATAACACTTATCACGCACCCTCAACATCTTAGATTTCAAGTATTAAGCCCTACTTTGTAACAAATATCGCACACTGCAAAACTTCTATATTTTTATTATATCATAAAATCTAAACTATAAAATTAAAATGGAATACTTTGTAAATTTAAAAGCACCTACATACTTGTAAGTGCTTACTATATTATCTATTCTAATAATTCTTTTTTCTTTTTATTATATTCTTCCTGTGTAATTGCTCCTGAATCTAGCAACTCTTTTAGTTTCTTTATTCTATCTAGTGGGTCAACCACTCTGTTTTGAATGTAGTTATTATAACTGTTTTTTTCTTGTTCTATTTTCTCTTGTTCTCGCTTCTCTTCTTCTTCGGTTTTAAGTTCAAATTCATTGAATTCTAAATTTTCAACATTATCTACATTATTTTGTATGTTTCTAAAATAATCAATATAAACAGAATTATATATACCACCGTCATCTTTTGAATGAAACTTAAAGTACGCCTTGCTTATTTTAATTTTTTTAAGATCATTAGCAATTTCTTTTACAAATTTTTTACATTCTTCAGAATTACTAAATTTTTCATTTTGTACAGTTAAATCAAAATACATACTATATCTTTTAAATTTTCCTACTTTTAATTCATATTTCTTCCCCTTATATTCTTGAGGTACTAAAGCCTCTAGCTTAACTTTTAAATCATTTTCTGATATTTCCATTCCATGTTTTTCAATATATCTTTCTTTGTCTACTTCTTCTTGTATTCTTCTTCTTTCCATTTCTTTTTCTCTTTCTACAGTTTCTCTTTGTGCCTTAACAGTCTCAACTTTATTATCTGCTATCAAGGATTTATCTTCACAAGTTGCACAAAGATAAATTGAATAAGTGAAAAAAAGAACTGACACAAGACCCATAACTATTTTCTTTTCTATAAAAGAATATATAATCAACAAAAAAGCTATCATAACTAAAATATATTGCATAGAAGAAACAGCTATTATAAGTAATACTATTGTTATTATTGGTACTAATATCCACATTGTAAAATTCCCCACAAATTACTCATCTCACTCAATATTATAGCATAATTTGGCAAAACAAAAGCACCTACATTTAAGTAAGTGCTTTCTTATTTACAATTAAATTTATTCATCTAGTTAGATTCATCATCATTGTGTATAAAAAAATTCATCTTTTTATTGACTATAAAAAATATTATAGGCAATATTTTTTCTAATTTGTGGTATAATAAAAACAAGAAGAACTACAATCTATTTAGCGGTAGAGTGAAGTTCATAATTTTAAAAAATATAAATTATTTAAATTTGCGGAACTTTATTTTAAAACCAAGTTCCCAGCCACTTTTACTCTTGCCACGAGTAGAGTGGCTTTTTACGTTTTTGATACATCTACAAACGATATATCCAATTAAACTAGCTATCAAGCTAGCTAATATACTAAGTAAAAAATTGTCCATACTTCCCACCTCCTTTCATTAGGAAGTAGGTTTTATCCCAGTATGAACTCCACTCTATAAATTGTAGATTACATCTTCTTGCTACAATTATTATAACATATAATTCTTACATATTTTACCTATATTTTATCTTCTTCTACTTCTTCTAGCTTCTTTAGCAGTCTTTTTTTCTTCTTTTATTTCTTCTTCTACTTTAATATCTATAGAAGCAGCAACAAATGCCCTCTCGAAGTCTGGTAAATCTGTATATTCATGTGGTTTCCATTTGAATTTATGAAGGCAATAATGAGCTACACTAGCCTCATAATCGCCTCCTTCAATTAGTTTTTTGCTTCTTCTACTTTATCCTCAAAAGTCCTATCAAAGCCATTTACCTCTCCTACTTCACTTGAAAGGTCTGTATATTCACCAGGAGTTAACATTGTTGTTAATAGCTCCTCTGCCCCCATTACACCATAACTATTTTGAAGTTCTGCATCATGCAAATCTGGAAATACTATAGTTTCTACACACAGTTTCAAAGTATAGGTATTAAAATCTGTTTCACTAGTGTATTGCCCTGTTGATTTTCCTTTTTTATTTAGAACAGGTACTCTTATAGCTGAATCTTTTCTTAATTGTCTATCTCTATCTGAATCTATTGCTTTAAGTTCCCATTCTATTGGTTTCCCATCTTCACCTATAAATCTTTCACTTGCCACATACTTTCTATTCTCTACTTTTATTGCATTTTGACTTAAAAAAGCGTTTAAATCTCCCATATTCTTATTCTACCTCCATCACCAAATATTTTGTTTCTTTTTCTATTGTTGCAATACCATCTTCATCTATTTGAATTTTTATTGTAATTGGTTTTAATGACGAACCTTCAATTGTATCAAGAGCCAGTTTATCAGCAATATCTACTAAAAATAACCCTACTTTTCTATACATTTCCCCTACACATTCTTCTATAGGTCTTTTCTTACTATAATCAAAATAAATTGAATCTTTTATTTCATATTTATCTTTAATTTTAACCATCTCCTTATTTGTATAAATAAAAAACACACATCTATAATTTATAAATGTGTGTCTTATTCCATACCATTTGCTATATCGAACTTTTCTACTAATTTCCAATTCTCAAAAGTAAAGTCCATATCTTCATCTAAATACTCACCATCAGCATCAAATTTAGCAATTATACCTGAGTCCATATTGCAATCTTCCAGTATTATAGTTTGACGACCTACTGAACTTGTTGGGTCTTCGTTAGTGATTTGTATATCGAAGTAAATATCTTCACCAGTTTCTTTATACTCATACAACAATTCTCTAAATATAGAAGTATTATAATAAAATGTTGCATTTCCTGAATATTTACTTCCTGTTGATTTATTTCCTTTTGTAGTACTACCTAATATAGGTATCTCACTCTTATTCTTTTCCATTTTAGCTTCTAAGTTAATAGCTTGCATAAAATTATATCTTTTACCTTTTATAGTTACAAAACACTCTGCCTTAGATGCACTTATTGTATCTCTTGCTTTTATTTGTTGTGCCATTATAATTATTCTCCTTTCTTATTGTTAACTAACTGAAACAGTCATATAAAGCTTACTCATAGCACTAATAACTTTTACAGCATCACTTACTACAACAGTCTTCTTGTCGCTTCCAGGTTCTACAGAAACATCATCAGCTTTGAAATCTTCTATTGCTCTCATATTTTGCAGTTGTTCATGATGCTTAACTACATCATTCCAAAACGAGATACGACCAGATTTATCATTTGGTACTTCACCCAAGTACTTTGTATTAAATAAAGTTGCTATATCATTAGCAATTTGGTCTAATACTCTAATAGATTGATTGCTTGAAAAATCGTCATTCTTCTCATCTGTAAATGATACAAAAGTATTTATGTCCTCTAACACATGAACTTCATCACCAACTTTATGAAATATAAATTTACCAGTTTTTAAAGCTTCTTCAAGTTGTATTTGTGTATAATTAACATCAACATCAAATTCACCATCATATCGCTTGTTAGTATTAGATTTATTTATATCGCATCCTGCTATAGCTCCAGTAGCCCAATAAATCAAGCTAGATTCAACTAAATCTTTATCTTTAATCTTATTTTCTACAGACACTACACCTTCATAGTCTGCATCACTTTTTTTATATAAAACAGTTTGAAACTTTGCTCCTACCTTATCTCTCATTCTCTTTGTAAATTCTACAAACAAACTTTTAATCTCTGTTGTTGTAGCCAAACACCCTAGTGCATTAAATCTATAGCTTTCTATTTTATCCAAGAAAGCTTGGTACTCTGCTCCTGTCACAGCTTCGCCATTAGTTCCACCAGTAAATACAAGTCCTGCACTTGCTTCTAGTGTTGCATCCTTCTTCCAAGTGATATAGTCATTGTCTTGTAAGTCTGTAATAACCTTTGCTATTTGAGTATCTACCTTCTTATTATCTAAAAGTGTTACAACATCAAACTTAGCATTATCATCTATATTTGTTGTAACTGTTACTTTTAAGTCATTTCCTCTGATACCACTATATTTTGCTGTGGCTATAGTACAACTGGCTTTAACGCCTTTATTTAATTTATAAAAATATCCCAACCTTATATTTTTGAATAAATCTCTCAAACCTTTCAGCTTCTCATGAGTATAATCATATCCAAAATACTTCACTGAATACTTCTCAAAATCATCACTGGTTACTTGAAATACGTCTTCATCTATGCCCCAATCTAACTCTAAAGGTATTGCAACAATACCTCTATCCGATAATGAACTGGTTGCCCTTGTAGCACTTACAAAATTTATATATGCACCAGGTAGGACCTTATTTTGTGTTACAAATGTTCCTCCACCTAAAGCCATCTAACTCACTCCTTTCATAAATTTATTTATTCTATCCTCTACCTCTGAGAAGGAATATAAATCATTTTCTTTTAAAATTGCATTTAATAAATCTTTTCTATTTACATACTTCTTAGAGTTAACTATCTGCTCCTTAGTAAACTTGTAGTTATCTTCTTTGCTTAATGTTTTACTCAAAATTATCACCTCTCTTCAAACCACCGAATAACTCTACTGTATCCATCTTATCTGTGTCATTACTTTTTATAGTAAAGTAGTTATAATCAACAAAGAAGTGAAGAACATTGTCTATAATTTCAAAATTCATATTTGTGCCTCTAACTAAATCTCCATTGATTTCTATATACTCTAATTCCTCCAGTAACATCTCAGCTATCTCATTTATTTCAAAACTCTTATCTTTTGAACGAGGAAAATAATGTACATCAAAAGAGTTCTTTTTTAATGTCCTGCCACTTGGATATGATACTTTGCTTGGATTTAAAGGAACAATAAAAAAACAAGGTTCATTTATACCTTGCTCCACATCTTCACTATAAATTGTATATTTTTCTCCAAACGATTTATCTAACTTTACTGATATTCCATCTATAATATTATTAAGCATCAAACACTCCTTTAAGCAATATTAATAGTTTTTTCTCTATTATCTTATCAACTTGACTTTGTAGTTCCATTTCTGAAATAGTTAAGAAATGTTGTCCTTTAACCCATCCCTTACCATCTTTAGTTCTATGCCCGAAATTTACATAACTTGCATATTCAGTCGGATTAACAACTTCTATAATATAATTATTTCCTTGTTTATACACAGGAAGCGACCTAGCATAAGCCACTCCATTCCATCCTTGTCGTAAGAATCCTGTATCAACTGGTGTTCTT